CAGTCACCGGGATGGGCGCCGGTAAAACATACGCGGCGTGCGTTGCAGCGTTTCGCCACGCGGTGAAATACCCGGGCGCATTCGTCCTGGTTGGCCGATTGACCTTCCGTGAGCTGGTTGACACCACCAAGAAGATGTTCTACGAGATGGTGGAAAACAAGAAGCTCCGGTCGTTCATTGTCAAGCCCGCTAATTGGGACTATCGCGAGCGCACAAACGTCGTCCGATTCAAGAATGGCGCTGAGATTCTCTTCGCTAACCTTGAGCCGAACCGTCTCGATAAGCTAAAGAACCTAGAGTACAGTCTGGTCGTCATCGACCAGGCTGAAGAGATCCAGTACGAGACCTATCAGCTGCTCTTGAACCGTTGTCGGCTTAACGCTGTGCCCTATAGCGACCGCCACGTGATCGCCATTGCGAACGATGAAGGCGACAATTGGCTCCGGCGGCGCTTTTTAACCTTTGAGCCGCCCCACGGGCGCCCAACAATGAGCGCAACCCGGCGTTTGCTGCGTGGCACATCGCTCGCAAACCCAAATATTGACGAGGGGGCTAAGGCACAGCTGCTGTCGCTGCCACCAGAGGTTCAAGCTCGCTGGGTATACGCGACAATGGACGCCGGGACGTCCCGGCTAATTCCAGACTTTCGTGTCATTGCCCCCTTCATGGTGCCAGCACACTGGCCGCGGTGGGTTGGAGTTGATCCCGCCCGTTCCACTGGAGTGACATGCGCCATTTGGGTCGCGGTGAACCCCGATAAGGATGCGTATCAAGGCGTGGCGCCCAATGCACCAGTCGTTTACAATGAGTACTGGGCCGAGGGTCGTGATGCTGAGGATCACAGCCAAGAGATTTTGCGTCAATCGGGGCCACACAGGCTTCTCGGATACGCAATGGATCGTTCCGCGTGGTCGACTGGCGCGCTGTCCCGCAAGTTAGGCGCCATTTCGGTTGCACAGTTGTATGTGAACGCCGGATTGCCCGCCTCGCCATCAAGTGGCGACGAGTGGGCGCGTGTCATGTTGTTCCTGGAAGCGCAGAAACGCGGGCTCGTAGTGTTTCGGACGTGTACTCATCTGTTGCGCCAAGGCCCAGAGTATCGTGTCCGCGGGCAGCAGATGGTAGACTCAACAGGGGCTATTAAAGACCTCAAGATCGTATCCAAACAGAAGTTTCACGCAATTGACGCAGGCGGCTATGCCTTCGAGTTCATCCCAACGAAGGTCGTTGCGGTTGACACGCGAACGCTTGAAGCGGCCTTCGACATCGCGGATGACATCGACGACGGTTCGCGGCGCCACTGGGAAGCGCTCCAGCGTACACTCCCGAAGCGCAAAGGACACGAATCCGTCGTGACACAAGGTATCGACGAGGCTGAGCTACACGGGGAGAATACCACACACGCAGCAGGCTGGTGGGAGCATGATGATGTGGGTTGGTAAGACGCGCTTCCTCACTGAGATGCACGCACGCGACAGGGTGATCGAGGCACTCAAGGCACAGAACGCGCTTCTGGAGACAGAAGTCGACCGGCTACGTCTTGAAGTGGATCGTTCACACGACGACGTACGGCAGCTCACCATGTACATGTCTGGGCGCATCCCTCCCCGGGGCGGCACAGTGGATCTAAACAGAGACCCCTTCGAGGAAGATAGGCGACAGGTGGATGTCTTCTTATCGCCGAGCGAAGATGAAATGGGGTTTGCCGGCACGCAAGCGCGTGAGGCACTAGCGACCACCGCAGACCCACAGGAATTAACACATGGCTCAGGTGAAGATAGCCTCTAACGACGACCAAGCGCTGATACGCGCTTGGCACGAGAGGCTGAAGCACCGTCGGTGGCTCCAAGAGCGCGGATGGTGGGGAAACATCCTCTTCTACCTTGGCCAGCAGTGGGTTATCTACGATTCAAGCGCGCGACGGTGGAGGCAGCGTAAGCTTTCTCCTAGCGTCCCGACGCCCATTACGAATCTCTTTCGGGCGACGATTGATACGGTCAAGTCGGCGATTGCTCAGCACGAGCCGCGCTTCTTGGGGCTGCCGACACTTGACGCTGCTGAGGCTGTCGCCCGTGCGGCGGCTGTTGACGCACAGCTCCGCGTGATCTTCCGTGAGGCAGGCTTTAAGGCAGCGCGCCTGGAGATGCTCGATTGGTTGCTCCTCACGGGTAACGCCTTCCACGAAATTGCGTGGGAAGAGGGCGAAGAGACGGGCGTTGATCAGGTCCCGTTGGAACAGTGTCAGGACTGCTTCTCGACGTGGAAACCTGGGGACATCAAGCCAAACGATCCGGTGTGCCCAAATTGTGCGTCTCCATACCTCGTTGATTCGCCGGATCAGATGGTAGAAGTTCCTCGTGGTGAGATGCGGTACATGACGCTCTCACCGTTTGAAGTGTTCCTTGACCCGGTCATCACGGATATCGAGCAACAGCCCGCGATTCTCTTGCTTCAGTCGTACACGACTGAACAGATCAAGAGCATTTGGGATAAAGACGTCCAAGACGAAGGGTTTGGCGGCTACGGTGAGGTATCATCCTCAGCGATCCACCGCGACTCCATTGCGTCCGTGGCGCCTGGCGTTACCCCAGGATCACCCTACGCGCATTCAACTGGCGGTGACACTGGGTCGAAGCGCGTTCTAGTGTTTCGCTTGTTCGTAAAGGCGTGCAAAGAATACCCAAACGGTTTGTACTTGGCAATGACCAATCGCGGGGAGGAGCTGGAGAAGGTTAAGCCCTTCCCGTGGCGCAAGCGAAACGGCAAGGGTCGTAAATACTATCCACTAGTTCACTATCGTTTCGGGACCGTAACCGGGCGTGCATGGGGATTTACCCCGGCTGACGACCTGACCCCGAAGCAGTACCAGCTCAACAAGGCCGAGTCACTGTTCACGCTGATTATGACCCGGGTAGCTAACCCGGTCTGGCTGATCCCAGCAAACAGCAACCCGTCGCGTATCTCTGGAGAAATCGGAATCCAGATCGAGTATACGCCGGTTGGTGGTGCTCAGCCCCAACGTGTCCCTGGCGCCGAGGCCCCGCAGTCACTCGTGAAGTACATTGAAGACATCCGCCAAAGCTTCGACGAGCTGAGCGGCGCATTCGCCGCTGTGCGCGGACGGAGCATGGGTTCGCGGACGCCTGTAGGAACCGTCCAGTCCCTCCAGGAGCGCGGCTTTGGGCGGTGGGCAACTGTCTTCCAGGGCATCGAGGCCGGCTACGAGTCCCTGGCGAAGAAGTCTCTCGAAGTGTGGCGGATGAAAGCACACACGCCTCGGCTCATGGCCGTTCGTGACGCCGTCGGGGGCTTCTCATTCCAAGAGTTTATAGGCGCGGATTGGGACGAAGGCGTCGAGGTTGAGGTTGAGGCAGGTTCGACTCGGCCTCACACACAAACCGAGAAGATGCAGACGTATATGGAACTCGCCCAGGTCGGCGTGCTGGACTTCATGGATGAAGCCCAAAAGATCAAGATGCTGGAAGACATTGGGATGCTGAATATGCGCCCCGGTGTGGAAGAAGATACCAAGCACGCATACAAAGAGAACGCCCAGTTCTTGGAATGGGCGCGCGGGGTTGGCGACCAGATCGAGGAGGTTCCACCTGAAATGGTGGATGTGCTGGCACAACAGCTGGCCGTAACCATGCCGATCCACGTCGTCCCCATTGTTGACGACCACGCGGTCCACTTCCTGACGCATCGTCGTCTGGCGATGACGGATGAATTCAAGCAGCTGCCCATGATTATCCAGCAGGCGTGGTACATGCACATGATGCAGCACCAGGCCGACTTGATGGCAAGTAAGGTGCTCAACGCACCGCCGATGGCCTTGCGTAACGCTGGAGTGGCTGCGAGTATGGGCGGTGCGCAGCCTGGCGGGCAAGGCAATGGGTCACCCGCGCAAGCAAGCACCCGTGAGATGGGCGGCGGTGAGTCTAATCCCAACGCAGAGGTTAATAACTAATGTCTAAGTCGCATCCGAAGGTCAAAGCTCCTACGGATAAGCCTACGGGTCCGAGTGGTGTGCCGGGGCTCTCCGCTAACACAACTGGCACGAAGGCTGCGGCGGCTCGGGCTGGGACTAGCGCCGCAAAGAAGGCGAAGTAGTCATGCCCGTCGGCAAGTATGATAAGTTCTTTGGCGGGAAGAAGGGTTCAGCGGCAAAGGTGAAGCGTTCAATGAAGAAGACCTACAAGCCTGAGAAGAAGGCTGAGAGTGTCTTCTATGCAACGAAGAACAAGAGAAAGGCCGGCGGCATGTCCGTCGGGTAAGGAGACAGTGATGGCGAAGGTGATGGGCAAGCCGGCAGGCGCAAAGGGTTCGGATTGTGGGGCGCATGCTGCAATGCAGAAGGCGTCCAGCCCTGCAAGCGTGAAGTCAGCGGCAACGGGCGCTACCAAGTATAAGCATCGGTAAGAGAGGACGACAATGCCAGATCAGGTGATTGGTCAAGGTACTCCACAAGATGAAGCGCGTGCCGGTGCTGGCACTGGTGCAGACGTCAACCCGTGGGCCGCGTATGGGCTAAACCCCGACGGAACGCCTATTGTCGTAGAAGAGAAGAAGCCTGTTACGGACGACAAGACGGGCGATCCCAACACGGCTGCTCTCCAGGCCAAGGTTGCCGAGCTTGAGGCCAAACTGGCCAAGCTCCCTGAGTCATTCGAGGGAATGACCAAGAAGATGCAGCTTGTCGATCGGCTCGTTGCCGCCCTCAAGGGTGACGATGCCCCGGCGGGTGATCCAAAGGTAATGCGTGAGGTCTACGGTGACCTCAAGCGCGTGGCCAAGGCGTCGGCGCCTGGCCTCGCAAAGATGCTCGATCTGCTGGAAGAGAATCCAGACTGGATCGACCAGGTCGCTGGTTCGCAGTCCGCGCTCATGGCGAACCACTTGATTGGCCTGAACGAACGGGCGCACGAGAGGGTGCTCACCCTCGCGAAGAAGGCCGGCTTCAAGGCTGCAAATACCGATGAAATGTCGGCGCTGATATTTCCATTCGAGCAGACGATGACAACGATGATCAATGCAAACGCGGAGTTGCGGAAAGCGTTCATCAGCGGAAACATCGAGGTCGTGGATGAGATTTTCACACGTCTCGTCAAGCCCCATGTAGCGATTCGCCTACGCGAGAAGCAGAGTCGTACGGGTGCCCAGGCGCTCCCGAAAGCTGCTCCGTCAGGCGGCGCCCCGGGGACTGGTGAGGACAAACCCAAGAGAGACCTCTCGACCCCCGCTGGCAAGGCTGCCTTCCATAAGCAGGCAGTTGGACGGTGGCTTGACAAAGCCGCCCAGCAGGGTGAAGAGTAAGGAGATAGTTTCCCAATGATGGACCTCAGCGCCGTCAACCCTCTGTTGAAGGACGAGTACGAGGATTACATCGTCGAACTCGTTCACACAGAGTCTGTAGCGCTTGACCTGTTTACCGACGGCGATACGTCTTCGGCGGACGGGCGGCGCGTTATTCTTCCGGCGCATCTGCGCCGTGACCACGCCGGTATCGGGTTCGTGGGTGAGGGGCGTCAGCTTCCTACCCCGAGCGCCGAGCAGAGCGGGTTCTTCACGATCCCGTTCCGCAAGTCGGCAGCGCGTTTCCAGATCACCAAGGAAGCCATTGACCAGGCTCAGACCAACCGCGGAAGTTTCGTGCGGACGCTGAGCTTCATCATGGATCACCTTGTCGAGAATCTCGTGGACATCCGCAACAAGGCCATGTGCCATTATGGCGCAGACGTCCTGGGGTGGGCCACGGGTGACGATACAGCTGGCGTGCTTGGGGTGGACACCCCTGGCGGGGTGGCCATGCCTACGGGCGTGAGCAACGGTTCACGCTTCTTCCAAGTTGGCCAGATCATCGCGGCCATCAATACTGGCGCTATCGTGACCAACTCAGTCGGAACAGTAGCAGCCGTCGCTCCGTCGAGCAACTATAACAACATCACCGTCACGTGGGCGTCTAACCCGACGCTTGCTGACAACGACGTCCTCGTCCGCGCGCATTCGCTAACGGTGACGGACGTCGCGGATACTTCGTGGTATCAGGCGCCTATGGGTCTTTTGGGGATGATCGACGACGGCACGTATGTGTCGGACTACTTCGGTCTGAACCGGACGACCTGGGATGCGCTCAAGTCCTACGTGTTCGCAAGCGTGGGCGCGCTGTCAAGTGACATCCTCCAACAGGGAATCGACGTGGCGTATGCTCGCGGGCGCGGGCATATCCAGTATTTCCT